GTCAAGGAGGATGGCACCCTGACTGAGTTCTCAGAAAGGACACCAAGGGGTTTTGCGTTGGTCGAGACGTCACTAACCGCATTGAACGGAGTGGTTTTACGATCCATCCTAGTCGGAGCAGAGAGAGCTATTGGCTTGGACCATCCCATAATGGAAGTTGCTCTAGAAGCTACCTTGGCATACCAAGAAACGTTTCGAGCGGCGCTACCAATTAGGGGAACGTCACCAAGCACATCACCAACTAGGGACACCCTATTTAACGCGGACGTGATGGGCCCTATGTTCTGAGCCTGGGCTTCCTTGGTTGAATCGTCTGCTTGATTAACACTAGCAGAACCAATCTTTACGTTTTGTAGAGATCCTAACAAAGCGTAACCGCAGGTAGTTGAACCACCCGACCCCGGATTTAAGGGTGAATATGGACAAATTCCAAATATTCCTAGGCCTTGAGCAGAGGCACTATTTACAGTAGACCAGGATATCATTGGGTATATTGAAGTATATGGTATTTTTAGAGTTACATGGGTTTGTGTGGCGAGATCTATCTCAACGTGAGGTAATTGGGTTATCTTAGTCAAATTACAAGTATGCATGTTCTTCCAAAGCAATGAATTACCTGTATTAGCAGGTGAGAGAGCACCACCCGTTGGCAGGTAAAATAAAATGTATCTACCTTGTTGGAACCGGTCAGCATTAACTTGTAAAGTAACCTCAAAATCTGCACGATAAGTATAGATATTGGACATCCGGGAAAACTTCTGGGGCGTAATTAAGGACGTAACGTCCGCAAAGAAGAGTATACCCGAATCTGAGGCGGAAAAGTTTCCTGAGGAAATAATTGATGGTCTTTGGAGATAGTCCACAATGGTCTGTGAACTTGGGGCTATTACGTGACTTGAGAAAGGATCAAGGTCGACCCTCCTGGTCTCTTGGGCCTCATAGCCAATGGTATCATCAGCAAATTTAGTGGTTGGATTTTGACTTGAATTAGATGTTGGTATTAGCGTTGCCCCCCCTTGGCTAAGTTGCGGTGTGGTATCGTTCGCTGTCATCTCCCCAAAATAGAACAGTTTAACGTGATGTTCAGCACGTGCTTTTTGAGACATTTACAAGCCAACCCACTGCTCAGATGCAATCTGACGCAGTTGGGGCTGGCTGTATCCATCATTATTATAGAGAGGGCCAGCTTGGGCTAAGATCAATGGATGATACTTATCCCAAACTTCTTTTGGATGAAAGGCTAGTTCACGCCTCGCATTATCAACTCTATGCTGCATGATTGTTATTGGATCATCTTTTCTAGTGTAACAAACCATGTTAAGGATTACTTCCATGTCGAGGGCACCGACATACAAGCCTGTGTCAGGGTTAAGGACAGATCTTCTCTTAACTATGGTGTGGTTCTTCTCTTCATCGAACTCTTTCACCTCTGACTGCTTATCAGCACTAGTGTAGGTCATTTTAAAATGGTCCCTCATCACACGTGCATGTGACTTATTGTTCCAATATTTTCTATGTTGTGGGACGGCTGCCATAATGTCATCACCCATGACCCTTATGACAATCTCCTTAAAGAAATTTTTGCCATTTGTTTTCCA